ATAATTCTATATTTAGTTCATATGTTTCAAATGCTAAATTAAGAAACAAAGCATTTGATATTGAAAAAACAGACTTCATAAAATTATTAAAAGGAAATTGTTTTTACTGTAATTCAGAACCTAAAAATGTATATTTTGCAAGTTATTATAATGTAACTTACAATGGAGTTGATAGAAGAAATAATGATTTAGGTTATACTTTAAAAAATTCTGTATCTTGTTGCAAAATGTGCAATATTGCAAAAAACAATAATACAGAAGAAGATTTTAAAAACTGGATAGAAAGAGTATATAATAATTTAGAAAAATTAAAGACTTATGAAAAATAAACAAACTTGTTTACAGCGGATAAATAGAGTTATGAAATTTAACTACAACAGAGGTTTAAACTCCGAAAGGGTTAATGCAGTATATCGAAAGATAATTAAACTAAAATTTGAGGGTAGCAATTAGCTATCCTTTTTTTTGTTAAAGTTTTGTTAAAATTACAAAATGTTTTTTTTTATGTAAATAAGTTGTTTATATTTGTACTCAGATAACAACAAATAAAAAACAGAAATTATGACAACTATTCAAAAAGACACAGTATTAAAAGCGACTTCAATTTGTGATTCAAATTGCGTATGGTTTGCAAAAGTAATTGAGCGCAAAGGAAATTTTGTTATTGCAGTAGTTAATAATGAAATTGTACGCAAAAAAGTAAACGTATGGAATGGTGAAGAATACGTTTATTTATTAGGTAAATATTCAATGGCTCCAATATTTAAAATTCATAATTAAAATGGCATATTCTAAAAATCCGTTACCAAAAAGATTAACTATCTTTGAAGAACAAAAAAACAACAGACAAAAAGCAATAGAAATTTTAAAACAATTAAAACAAAAAGAAAATGAGAAAACAATTTTACATTTGGACAGAAGAAAACCAACACTCTGAAACTTATTACAGAACAGAGGAACACGCTAAATTAAGAGCGGAGTTAAGCGGATATGAGAATTACGAAATAAGAGAAGTTTATACAAATTAACATTATGACAAAGCAAGAAATAATTGAATCACTAGAAATTTGTATTTCATTAATGCAATCGAGTGAAAATACGTATGTAAATAATCAACTTACTAAAATTGCAGAAGCATTAGTAAATGATTGGAATAGAAACGAGTATTATGTAGAACAAATTAAACAGGTTCTTAACTACGATGAAACTATGGAAAACTTGAATAACATTAAACTATGAATGAAGAAGCATTAATTAAGATACAAAGTATTGTAATTGGTTTAGACCGAGATTTGCATAAATACGTTACATATTTAATAAATGGACAAAGTGATTTAAGCGAAGAACATTTAACAATTACAATTAATAGCACAGAAAAAGAATTAAGTATTTATAACTATATTTTAAAATTAATAATAAACGATGGAAACAAAAATTAAAACATTTGACGGTAAAATTTGGGACAAACAAGAACTATTAGACAATATGTATAATGATGAATTTTACTATGGTTATCTAGGTAAAAATGCGTTAAGTAGTTCTTCTTTAAAAATGCTAATACAATCACCAAAAACTTATAAATACGTTACTAAATACGGTTCAGGTGAATCACAAGCACTACGTGACGGGAAGTTATTTCACACATTGATTTTAGAGCCACATAAGATTGACGAACTTGTAATAGTTGATGTAGCTACAAAAGCAGGAAAAGCATATAAAGAAGCAAAAGCAGAAGGAAAAGATGTTTACACTAGCAAAGAAGTAAAAGATGCTGAACGTTTAGCTGATGCATTACTAAAAAATGATGAAGCGGTACATTATATGAGTAAAGCTAAATTTGAAATACCAACTGTTGAAATGATAGAAGGAATAGCTTTTAGAGCAAAAGCAGATATATTAAAAGACAATTTAATTGTTGATTTAAAAACAACTACTGGATTGAATGAGTTTAGATATTCAGCATCTAAATATAGTTATGATTTACAAGCGTATTTATATCGTGAAATGTTTGATGTAGAGAATTTTGTATTTGTTGCAATCGACAAAGGAAGTTTAGACATTGGAATCTTTGAATGTAGTGATGAATTTTATGAAAGTGGAAAACGTAAACTAGAGCAGGGTATAGCAAACTATAAATACTTTTTTGGAAGTGAAGAAATAGATTTAAATCAGTACGTATTAAGAGGGATATTGTAATTATTTATATATTATGGAAGAATTAAAGGAAGAAATTAAAAACATAAATGATGTAGCAGACAAAAAAAATAAAACAGACTTTATTAAAGGTATATTTAAAACAACTAATGACAATGAATTAAAGTTATTTTTTCAGCAAGAAACGCATAACGAAGTAAAAGAAAAATTAAGATTTGAATTTTAAAACAAATAAAAATGGAAATAACAGAAAGATTAAAAGAAATAATAAAAGCAGAAACAAATATAGATGTAACACAAAACACTAGACTTCGTGAAGTAGTAGAAGCACGTTCAATGTATTGTTATTTATTAAAATACTTACAACCTAGTTCTACTTTACAATTTATAGGCAATACAGTAAATAGGAATCATAGCGCAATTATACACCTATTGAAAACGTATCCTATTATTGAGAAACAAAATCAAGAGTTAAGAAACACACGATTAAAAGTTTTATCTTACTTTGAAACAGATGAAGAAGTAATAACCGAAGCTGATGTATTGCGTAAAAAAATAAATGATTTGCACAATCAAATACTATCTTTAAAAGAAGAATTAAACAAGCCACAATATAGCAACACAACAATAAACAAACTAAACGAATTAATGAATAAATATGATGGCACAGAAAACAAGATAATAATAACAGAAAAGCTAGAAGCATTTTATAAAATGAATAGTAACCTAACAAGATTTATATGATACAGTCACTAATAGCATTTGCAGTAATTACAGTTGTAATTTTATTTATTACATTTGTTAAAATAGGAAATAGAATAATAAACGAACTAGAAGAAAAAGAAAAAACAAGTTATACATCAAACGAATTATGACACCAAAAGAAAGAGCAGCAAACTATATGAAATTAAAAGAAGGACATATAACACCTAAAGAACGTGCTGAAATACTATACAGTAAATACAGTAAAGAGTATTTAATATCTGTAGTAAAATCTTATAAGACACGAGAAGAAAAAGAACACTGGATTCTAGTAGCAAACGAACTAAATAAACTTTACAAGAATGAAAAAGTATAAAGTAATAGAGTTAATGACTTTAGCATTTGAAGCAGGATATAACCAAGCTGAAGTTGTTGAAGCAGGATTAGAAAGTAAAGAAACAGAACTATTTGTAAATTGGATTTATACTAAACACGTAAACAATGGCTGATATATCAAAATGTAATGATTCACTTTGCCCTTCAAAAAATATATGTTATAGGTTTACAGCACCAAGTTGTGAATTTAGACAAAGCTGGGTAAATACTAATAGAGAACACGATGCTTACAACTGTGAGTTATTTTGGCATAATGGAATGTGTAAATACTGCGGTCAAAAAGAGGGAAATCACAAAATGAGTTGCGAAACGCATAAAATAAGAATTAACCTTTCACAACAAGATAAACCCTAAAAAATAGGGTTTTTAATACAACTAAAAGTAAGATGACACTAAAAGAAAAATTTAAACAATGGTTAGATAAAAAACCAAGACTACAAATAAGAGAAGTTCAATTAGAAGTTATAGCAGAAGAATTTGCTATTGGATTTGCAGAGTGGTTCACAAATGAACAATCTCCTTATTCTATTACGTATGGCAATCAAGAGGTAAGATTTTCAGATTTTAGAAAAGATTATACAATTAAAGAACTATTAGAAATTTATAAACAAGAAAAAGCATTATGAAATATATTTTAATCTTTTTAGCATACGAATTTATAAGACCAAAATTAATTTGGCTATTTTATTATTTAGTAAAAAAAGGAAGTGAATAAACAACAATAGATTTTATTTATTTTTAAATTGAATAATCAAATTTTCTTTCAAGATGGCAAACGGACACGGTGGCGCAAGACCAAACGCAGGTAATAAATCAAAACAAGACTTTGAGAAAACTAATACTATTTTATTAGCAGCTATTAAACAATTAAAGAATGTTGAAACAGATGCAGAAGCAAGAATAGAATTAGCAAAAGAATTATATAGTTCACAAAGAGGTCAACTTTTTATTGCTGAACATTTATTTGGTAAACCAAAAGAAACTATTGAAGCCACACATAACATAAATGATTTTAATATAAAAGACATATTTAAAATTGGAAATAAACCTTAATGAAAAGTATAACTTACTAGGTTCTGAAAGTAGATACTTTGTAATTACTGGTGGTAGAGGTTCAGGGAAATCATATTCTTTGAACTCTTTTCTGCTGTTATTAACTTACGAAGTAGGACACGTTATACTATTTACACGTTATACATTAACATCTGCAAATGTTTCTATTATTCCCGAATTTATAGATAAAATAGAATCAGCAGATTTAACGAATGATTTTTATATTACTAAAGATGAAATAATAAATTTAAGAACTGGCTCTAAAATACTATTTAAAGGAATTAAAACAAGTAGCGGAACACAAACTGCTAACTTGAAATCATTAGCTGGTGTTACAACTTGGGTATTAGATGAAGCAGAAGAATTAACTGATGAAGAAACATTTGAGAAAATAGATTTTAGCATTAGAACTAAAGGAATACAAAATAGAGTTTTACTTGTATTGAATCCAGCAACAAAGGAACACTTTATTTATAAGAAGTTTTTTGAGGATAAAGGCATTCAAGCAGGAAGCAATTTAATAAAAGACGATACTACATACATACACACAACGTATTTAGATAACATAAATAACCTTTCAGAATCTTTTATAAATCAAATAGAGAATATAAAAGAAAGAAGACCTGAAAAGTACAAACACCAAATATTAGGTGGCTGGTTAGACAAAGCAGAGGGAGTTATATTTACTAACTGGACAATAGGAGAATATAAACAAGTAGGTAAATCTGTATTCGGTCAAGATTTTGGTTTTAGTTCAGACCCTACAACATTAGTAGAATGCAATATAGACACTTCTAATAAACGAATTTATATAAACGAAAGGTTT